TCCCTCACATGGAAATCACGAGAGGGTCCTCCAGCGGTCGCAGGGCGCGACCACCACCAGGTCAGCCCGTCGCCTTGAGCGGCGAGGACGGCACCTCGCCAGCAAAGACCCGAGCGGCGCGTTCGGCGACGGCGTCACGGGTGAAGGCAGACAGCGACTGACCGACCATTCCCGCGGCGCGGCTGGCATCGGCCCAATCCGGCTTGATCGGGATGGAGACGGACAGCACCGTGCGGCTGATCGGGCGAGGCTGGCGCTTGACGGGTCGGGGCATGATCTTCGGGGTTCGTGTGTTGTAGTGTCGTAACCACAGCCAAACATTGGCGCCAAACCTTGGTAATGTCAACCCCAGACTTTTCTGCACTCCGTTCTGACCTGCTTGCCTACAAGGCAAAACACGGCGAGGGGGCCTACCCGGCTTTGTCGAGGCTGTTGGGCGGCAAGCCGTCGGATGAGGCGATCCGGCTGTTTGCGGAAGGGCACACGAAAGCCCCCCGGTTCGCCGAGGAGCTGGCGAATGCCCTCGGGGGGCGCGTAACCCAACCGGACTTAGCGGAAGAGGCTGAACAGGCGCTCAGGCTGATCCGGCAAGGGCAAGAGCGGCTGGAGCGGGTCGCTCAGCGCCTGAGGATGTCCGCAGTGGTTGCCGAGTCGGTTGTCGCGGCGGACGACGTTACCCTACTCGAACAGCCGGATCAGCCGACAGCGGCAGGTACAGCGGATGTATCTGCGTCAGGGCGCCGTCGTCGCAAAGGCCGATGACCGCGCCGTAGTTGGGCGGGCCGACACGCACACCGCGCCAGCCATCTCCGACGCGGCGCACCACCACCATCGGCCGCTCGTGACCCGGTCGGACAATCAGCCGGTCACCAGGCTTCGCCCGCACCGGGTGCAGCAGTTCGACGTGCACGTCGTAGACGTAAGGTTCCATTGCAGTTCAGTAGTGGGCGGCGAATAACCGTTCCCGAACATACTCCGAAGCTCTGACACGCGACAGAGGTTGCCAGCTCGCAGAGCGAACGCCAGCGGCCGACGGCCGGTGGTAGTGTTTCACGTTTGGCCGCGAGGCGGCAAGGAGAGGCAATGGCACACCCGGGCTGGCAGAGCAACACACAGAAGCGCATCGCGCTCGCGATGGTCGTCATTGCGGCCCCGGCACTGTATCTCTGGGGCACGTCGCCGATCGACACCAAGTCAACCATCCCTCCAGCCGTCGCCAAGGCCATCGGCGACTACGAGACCGCCAAGGCGATCAAGGACAAGTCGCGCGGGTGCTTCTATGCGGGCGTTGTCGTGGCGACGATGATCTCTGCGAGGGACACGGCCGGCGCGCAGCACTGGCGTGCGGAAGAACGGTCGGTCTGCGAACACGGGTTCTAGGTTGAGCTTCGCAGACCGGCTTTGCGCATCACCACCACTTCATCACCGTCGGAAATCCGGCAAGGAGTGCAGGGAATGGGAGTCAAAGTCGGCACAATGGTGCAACCCAACACGGGGCTCACCAACGACATTTACCAGGGCTGGTCATGGCCGTGCTTCTTCTTCGGCGCCTTCTGGTACCTGTACAAAGGAATGTGGGGCATCGGACTGCTCTGGGTCGTGCTGGCCGTCGTTACCGGGAGCGTCTTGCACTGGCTCGGCATCCTGATCATTCCGATGTTCGCGAATCGCCAGTACGCCGAGCATCTCGGATCGAAAGGGTGGCAGGTCAAGGCGGTGGAGCCGTAATCGCCACCCACACCCGCGCCAGCGCATACGCCTGGCGCGCATCCCGGCAGAGGACGTAGATCATGCCGCAGGGTACGGGGCGGCGTCAGCGCCGCGTCATCTATGCACGTTCATAGCCCGTGCATAAAATGGGCGGATTTTCATGCAGATCATACCACCACCCGTACCTCGCCGCTCGCCAGCAGCTGCCCCCCATACCGCACCACCAGCCACACCCGCGCGCCCCGCGGAAACGTCGCCCGCACATCCTTCGTGAACAGCGAGAGCGCCGGAATCGTCCCGTCGGTCACGAGCAACGCGCGCGCCAGCGTCGGGTGTACCGGTGGCCCGCCACGCGTCGTGGAGAGGCACACGTCCACGCTGCCGCGCGTGACCGGGGCGGGACAGTCGACCGTGAGCGTCAGCCGGTCGCCGGTGAGCAGCACTTCGCGGCTGTCCATCAGACGCGCCGCTTGCGGAAGATCACCGACACGACCCGGCGGTAGTCGCTGCCGAACTGGAAGTGGCGGTACACAATCGTGTTGTCGGGCGTCGCCGTCAGGGCCGTGGCCTTGTTGCTGCCTTCCATCACGCCAGTGTACACCCCGGTGCTCCCGATCTCGACGAGCGAGATCGAGCACCCAGAGAGCGCGGTGGCGGTGCTGATGTCCTCGGTCGTGGAGAGGAACGCCACGCCGTCGGTACGGCCGGTGAGCGGGATCGTCTCCTCGACCCCAGTGGAGGGGTTCGCACGAAACACGACTGGCCGCACAACGATGGTATCGTCGTTATGGGGGAACAGCTCGTCGTCGAGATTGTCAGCCATCGTTGCTCCGGTAGGTGATGTCCGCGGTGTGCCGCGTCTGCTGGGTGACGTCGCTGGTGTGCCGCGGCTGGGAGGTCGTGTCGCCGGTGTAGCGCGCGACGCTGGTGACGTCGCCCAAGAGCCGCGCCGTCCATGTGAGCGCCGCCTGGATCAGCCCCGGCCCGACGCTCCCGACGGCGGCGGCGAGCGCAGCCACGGCCGACACGCTGGCCGCGAGCGCGCGCCGGAGCTGTCGGCCCACGGTCCCCGTCGGCGCGACCGACGCGGCGAACGTGCGCGCCAGCCGGTCGGCGAGCGATCCGGCGGCGGTGAGACTGCCCGCGAGCACGCGGGACGAGGCCTTGAGGATCGCACCGGCGGCGGCCGACGCCGAGGCGAGCGGCTTGCCGACCTCTCGCGTGAGCGCGCCCGCGGCAGTCGCCGACGCCGCGAACGAGCGGAGGGCCACCTTCGTGGCCGTCAGCGCGCCCGCGGCCGTCACGGCCGCCGCCAGCGTCCGACTGAGTCGCTCCGACAGCGTGCCGACGGCGGTCACGCTCCCGGCGAGCGCGCGGGTGAGCCGACGCGTCAGCGCGCCCGTTGCGGCCATGCTTCCGGCGAGCGGCTTCGTGAGGGACCGCGTGAGCGCGCCGGCGGCGGCGAGCGAGGCGGTGAGCGACCTCACGAACGTGCGGATGACCGTCAGCGCGCCGGTCGCCGTGCTCGACGCGGCGATCGTCCGTGACGTCTGCCGTGCAATGGCGCCGGCCGGCGTCGCGCTCCCCGCGAAACTCCGCGACAGGCGGCGCACCAGCCCGCCCACTCCGCTGACGGCGGCGGTCAGCGTGACGGTGTACGTCACCCCGCCGGTGGCCGTCTTGCGCGCCACGACGGAAAGCGTGGCGCTCAGGACGTTCCCGCTCGACCCGATGACCTCAAGGGCAGCCGCGTCCCAGTCCGCGCTGCTGGCCGCCGTCGTCCCCCACCACGCGCCCGACAGCGTGAGCGCGTCCACGTCGGCAATCAGCGCCCGCTCGCCGGCCGTCAGCGCAAACGTGAACGTCTGGTCGCTGGCCGTGAGTTGCGCCGTCCGAACCCAGCGTTGCGCGACGATCGTCGAGCCCTGCCAGATCGAGAGGAGCAACCCGTCGGTGTGCGTGAGCAGGAGAAGGAGCGACACGCTACGGCAACAGCGTCAGCAGCGAGGCGAGCGTGAGCTCGGTGTCGCCAATCTCTGCGGCGAATGTCGCCTCGGCCGTCACATCGCCGAGGGATTCCGCGGCGGCGCGAAGCTGCGTCAAGTGGACGAGCCGCTTTCGCGCCATTTCGACCAGCTGCGAGATCGTCATGGTCAGATCACCATCGCGCGCAGCATCACGGTGCTGGTGTTGAGGACCATGTACACGTAATCGATCTCGGTGGCCCCGTCGGAATAATGCACGTCGAACGCCGTGTCGCCCGCGATGGCCGCGCCTTGCGTGTACGTCATCGTCGACCACCCGTCCTGCTCGCTCGTGACGACGTTGTAGCGGAGCCAGCGCCCCGTGGCGTCCTTCTGCGCGTAGATGCTGTCGTTGCGGTAGACGTACTTGCTGCCCGTGCCGAACACTTCGGTCGCGGGGGCGTACGTCAGCGCGCTGGCCCACGTGTTGAGCGCGATGTCGTAGCGGTCGAGAAGGCCGCCAGCGCCACCACGGAATGAGTAGATGTACCGCCCGTTCAGGATGGCCGACTCGTTTGTCCACGCGGCGTCGGTCGCTTCCCAGACCCAATGGGCCGACATCCCCACGGCCGGGGCAGCGGCACGGGCGGCGGTCGGCGACAGCGTCGTCCATGTGCCCGCCGAGATGCTGTAGCGGTACAGCGTCACGGCGTTCGACCCCAGATAGTACAGGAAGTCGTCGTTCCCTTCGATGTTGTACACGCTCGTGGCATCGGGCTGCGTCGCCCACGCTGTCGATGTCGTAAGCGCCGTGCCAGTGTTGCTCGCAATCGTGCGGATCTGCCCTGCGCCCGTGCCCGAGACGATGCGGACCTGATAGTTCGTCCACTGGTTCGTCGTCCACGTCTTCGCGCTGTTCGTGAGCGTCGATGCGCCGCCCGCCGTGGCCGTGCCAGTGGCGAAGGCGACATACCCGCTCCCCAACCACGACGGCGTCGAGATCAACTTGGAGTCGGTGCCGATCACCGCCGCCGGGGCGACACCGTCCGTCGCGCCCGTTTCGGCTGCGGCCCACGTATTCAGCGCAAAGTCATAATACTTGAACACGTTCGCCGTCGTCGTGCCAGACGCCGTGATGGCGTTGAGGACGTACCAGCGCGGCGTGAGGAGTCGATACGTGGTCGAGGTGGTGAACGCCGACGCCTGTACCGGGACGGTGATGACCGCGTTCGTGCCGACCGTGTTTGACGAGATCGCCAGTGTCGCGCCAGCGTTCGGTCCACCCGTGATGTGGATGCTGTAGCCGCGCAGATCGCGGGCCAGCGTCAGGTTCGTGGTGATGGTCGAGGTCGTGCCCGCCGTCGCCGTGCCCGAGGGGCCGACCGAGGTGGCCGTGCCACACGCGCCCACGGCGAACGTGCCCGCCAATGCGCCCGACGGAATCTGCGTCCACGCATCTTCCAGCGCGTTGTAGAGGTACTGCACCGTCGCGCTGGCGACGTAGAGCTGCTGTTGGCGATAGTGCCGCGACGACGCAATGAACGCCCCCGCGACGGTCGCTGTTGGGGCGGGCGTACAGAACTCCCACCGCTTGAGGTCGAGCACTTTGCGATTGCCGTTCGTCGTAGCCATGATCGTCTCAGGTAACGGAGATGTTGCGGCGTGCGCTGTCTGCGCCGAGACGCATCAGCGAGGGGATCTGCTCAGTCGCGGCGAGACCGCCGATCTGCGTTTGGTTGGTCAGCGTGCTCACCGTCGTGACGGTGCCGACCGTCGTGATCGTCGCCAGCGTCAGCGACGCCGAGATCGAGTCGACCACCACGCGCAGGCGGCCCGCCACGTCGGGATAGCTCTGCCCGATCGTGCGCACGAGCGCCTGCAGTGCCATGCGCTGCGCTTCGATCGCTTCGATGAGCTCGCCGATCGCCTTCATCGGCATCGGGTTTTCGTCGCTCACATCGACCGCACTGTTTTCCACGCCGACGGCCGGCTTCATCCTCTGGAACAAGTTGCCGCCGATATTGTCGGCTGCGACGTTCGCGCCGGTTCCAGGCGTGATCGGAACGTTTGTGTAGCTCATATGCAGACCTCAGCGAATGATAGGGAGGCGTGGATTGGGTGTGGCGAGGTACCCCGCTGCTTGCTCTTCGCCTTGTCCGAGCCCTACGCGCAACGTGGCACCGTTGGTGAGGGCGCGAACGTAGAGCGCATCGTCGGCGGCGAGCGCGGCGTGCGCGGTACCGCTGCTCGGTGTCCAGCCGGTGTTACTCGTCGTGCTGCTCGGTACGAGGCGCCGAAAAGCGACGCCGGCCGCGTTCATGCGCGGCCCGATAGTCGGCGGCGCAAAGGCATACGGGTGACCAGAGGCCAGCGCAATGTTCCACTTGGCGGCAAGGTATCCCTCGACGCGTTGCTCTAGCTGCGGCGTGACGCGACCCGAGTAGATGATGACTTCGCGAATGTCACCGACCCATGGGTCAGACGTTGCAAAACTGTCAAACGCATCGCCGCGAGTGCCAATACCGAACCGCCCTCCGCTTGTCATGGCAGCGCTTGACAGCGACTCAGGTGCTCCTCGTTTCCCGTTGACTGACACGGCGTACGTCTGCTGGCTCTCTTGGATCAATCGGCTTGACGCGAGGAACGGGACGCCACGAGTGATAGGAGCCGCAAATGCCCGATCCCCTGTACGGAACGACCGCAAGGCGTCCGCGACATTGTAAAGGAGGACTGGGATATAGCTGGCATCCGTAGCGTAGTCGGTTCCTCCGGTCACTCCGAAGTACGACACTAAGCGGTTGTAGAATGTCGATCCCACGCTTGTGCTAAGGGTGGCAACCGCCCACACCGTCATGCTATACAAGTCTGTCAGCGTACCGGAGGAGGCTGCAGACACAAAGCCACCCGTCGCATCAAACACAATGCGAGCGCCACGGCTGTCGTGCGCGAGGACCGGAGCCGTTCCTACCGTTGCCAGTACTGCTCCGCGTAGGCGATCGCGCCATCCCGTCACGGCTGCACCAGAACCGAAGGTGAGCGACGGCGCAAAAGAGGCATCCCACCACCACACATTCGAGGTGCGCGGCAGTTGAGTCGGCGTCCATAGTCGGCGGTTCACGGTCCCCTCACGCCGTCAACGGGCTTGATCTGCCGAAACTCAAACGGCCCGTACCATGTCACGTTCGTGGTGGGTACTGCGATGTTGCGCGCTGAATAGACGCGGTGCCACCCCTTGCCGGGGAGGAACGCATCCAAGTTCCACGAGATCGGGCGACGACCGCGATACTGTTCGCAGTCGTTTGCCGTTGAAAGCCACATCCCATCGGCTTTGACCAAGCGCGGCCACTCCCATTCAAGAAAGCGCCGCCCTCGACCAGTTTGCCGAAAGGCTAACCACTCCTGCGTCCACTTCGTAAACTCGTTTGGCAGGTTGTTGTTTACGTCTACCAACCGGAACGCACCTTCCGTCCCGTCAGCCCCGCCCGTGTTGGTGGTGTCGCGGTACGGAGGCTGAAAATCAGGGTGCTGCTGGCCCTTTAAGACACGCCCGTTTTGCGCGGTGTTGGGAGCCGTGCCGTCTGTGTACGGGTTAAGGCGCGAGCCGCGATACGACGGCGCAATGCCGCCGATTTGCATATACGGGCTGTAAGTGATCGCGTCATAGTCGAACCGCTCCCACGGCGTCCAGCGCCACACTTTTGCCGCGACGATGATTCCCGGCATTAGCGCTGCTCCTTCGGTGTGTCGTCCACAGCCCACGCCATCGCCACGATCCACACGCCGAGGACGACGAGCCAGCCACCGAGCATTACGCCCAGCACCGCAGCGGTGGCTGTCGTCGGCACGTTACGCTTCTTCCGGGACAGTGGCCGGGACCAGCGCCGCAGCGCCGAGTTCAGCGGAGAGATAACCAAGCGCCATCAGCGCGTTGACCGCCGCGATGGTTGTCGGGTGCTCGACATCGACCGCGTTCACCGACAGCAGCTCATCCTTCATGTCCTGCAACTGCGCGATGATCTGCGCGGCGCCGGCGTTCTCGGCCGGCGTGTTCAGGCGCACGTTGATCGCCACGCGACACGCAGACCCGAGCCGTTTGCGAAATTCGCGACGGGAGAGCTTCGTGCGCGCGTAGGTGCCGCCCGCGTACGTCGGGACGTTGACATACGTCCGCGTGGCCGCGTCCCACTTCTTCTCTGCGGACGAAGGCTCCGCATTGAGTCCGGCAACCTGCACTAACGCTTCGTTCGCGTTGGCGACAGACAGCGCGTCCGTACTCACACGCTGCTGGCGCCCCGTGAGGGCGTCCACGATGACGTAGAGCATCAGATGACCTGCATATTGTAGGTTTCCATCTTGAGCGTGTTCGCGCTCGCAGCCGCGGCCTGTCCCGACTTGTTCACGAGCAAGAGCTTGAAGGCGAACGGCGGGAGCAGGATGCCGGGGAGCACCTTACGCTGGACGCTCGTGACCGCATCCAACACGAACGAACCCGCGAATCCATTCGCCGGCGGTCTCGACGCGCTCGCATCCTCGTAGTTCGTGCCGTCGAGCTGTCGCACGAGGTACAGGTCCCACGTTTTGTCCGCGACGGGGGCCGTGCCATGTGTGCAGACAAGCTCAAAGTCGGCGTAGGTGTCGAGCGCCGTCTGCGGTTGCGCGGCGCTCACGACGCCCGCGTCGTTGGCGAGCGAGTTGAGTTCTGATGCAAGCACCGTCGAAAGACTGCCCGCGATCCACTTGCTTACCGCCATGTGTCTACTCCGTGAAGGACGGGCATCGGTTATCCGCCCGACGGGAAGGTGGTCTGGTGCGTGGCCTGGAGACTGTCCGCGCTCACCACGTTGATCGCCGAGAACAGGGATCGGTCCCACAGCGTGCCGGCGGTCGACGCGGTAAACAGCCCGTGCTCGGTGACCGCGAACGTGCCGGCAAACGTGATCGTCGCTTGAGACTGGTAGATGTTGGTCGAGCCCGGCGTCGACTGCGTGCCGCTTGCGCGGCTGCCGCCGTAGGGCGTCACGAGCGCCGTCTGCCCGATCGCTTCGGCCGTCGTGCCCGTGCCGACGTCGTGCCAGTTGAGCGACTCGGCCTCCACCGTGTTCGTGAACGCTGTCGCGAGCCAGTTCACGCCGGCGGTGGTGACGACCCGCCGCGACACGACGCCGTAGTCGATGCGCCGATTGAAGGCGAGCGGGATGCCGAGCGCGTCAAGCAGCACAGCGCCATCCGCGCCACGTTCGCACGCCGTGAAGTGCACGAACGAGAGCTCGGCGGCCACCTTGAGCCGGGCGACGCGATAGGCCTCCTGCGGCAGGCCGCGGAGCCGGTGGCGCAGGTTGCGGAGAGCGTAGGGGATGCGCATGAGGTCAGCTCGCGGCGGTGAGGGTGGCGGCCTTCGCCTCCAGCGCCGCGACGGCGTCGGCGGTCGTGGGGCCAGCGCCGGCGAGCACGTCGCCGGTGTCGAGGTGCAGGCGGATCACGTCACCCGCCGGGCTCTTGTGGCGGGTCCAGTGGCCGCCGTGGCGCGCGGTGAGCGCGTGCAAACGGTCAGCGAGCGTCGTGGTGGTCTCAGACATGGGTCGGCACGGGATGAGGGGAAGAGGGCTCGTTCGGTGGTGCGGCGAGTCGGCAGAGCGCGTGCCACGGCTGGGGGCGCGGCGGGCGGCCGGCTGGCTTGCGTGGCAGCCCGCGCGCGGTGAGGCCTGGCGACGGCGTGTCGCCGTACACTTGCCGCAGCATCCGCAGCCCACGGGACGCGCGCATCTTGCTCGCGCCCTCCGTGATGCCGAGTGTCGCGGCGATCTGGTGGTGCGGCTGGCCGTGCAGCCAGTGCAGCACGACGACGCGCCGGATCGGATCCGCGAGCCGCCGGAGCGCGACCCGCAGGCGGCCGACCTCGGTCCGGTAGTGGAGCTCGCCCTCCACGTCGCGCACGGCGGCCGTCGGCTCGTGTTTGTCCAGGGACACCGTCTCGCGCCGCTTGAGCGTGTCGAGCGCACGGTGGTGCGCGACGGTGCGGCACCACGCGGCCGGCGCCGACGGGACCTCGCGCTGCGTCCACGCGCGGACCAGCACGTGCGCGACGATGTCGTCCACGTCGTCGCCGGAGAGGCCGAGCGTCAGCGGAACGCCGAGGGCGGCCCAGCCCTGCACGAGCGGGGCGAGGCGGTGCCAAGCGCCGGTCGCCCAGTAGGCCCGCGCGTCCGACTCGCTGGTCTGCTTCGCGGCCTTCATCTGCGGGAGGTAGGCGACGATGCTCACGGAGCGCGCCCCTCGGACGAGGCTTCGTAGGCCGCGCGCTCCGCCGCGCAGGGCGGCGTGTCCTCGATCGAACGGACGGTGCCGGTATATCGGTTCTTGCCGAGCACCGCCACCGGATACACGAACCCGACCTCCGCGACGAGCGTATCCCGCTGCCCCCACGCGCCCGGCGGCAGCGGGACCGAGTCGGGCCGTGCCCGCGCGGCGCGGACCTCACGGCTCGCCCGACTGCTGTCGTCGGCGGTGCGCGCGGCGCGCAGTCGGTCCATGAGCAGCGAGTCGAGCGCCGCCATCGAGAGCCGGCGCGCCCACCCTCCGCACCACGTGATCCGCCAGCCCGACGCCGGGAACGAGTCGGCGAACGCCGCCTCGGCGCGCGTGAAAGGACGACAGAGCGACCGAGACGCCGTGAGCGAGTCCCGGCGCGCGAGCGCGCGGCCGGTGGCGGTGAGCGCCGTGTCGGGCACGACGGTCACGCGATAGGGCACGCAGCGCGGAAACGGTGCCCACACGGAATCAGCAAAAGCGTACTTCGCCATCCCCGGCGTGCGGAACGTCAGCGACTCGACCGGCGCGGCGTCGTGCCGGATCGTGATCGTCCACGTCTGGCCGCCGCGCCATGACGCTTTCGGCACGAGTGTGCTTGTGATGACACGCCCGTCTCGTGCCCTCGTGAGCGTGTTTGAAAACGTGATGCCCGGCGTGGTGCGGCTGGTCGTGGCGACCACCAGCGCGCCGCCCGTCGCGAGCGCCATCGCCACCACCGACGCCCGCCTCACGCGCCCGCCTCGCCGACGAGCGCGACGAGCAGCGGTCGGGTGTGCCGCACGCGCACCGTGAACGAGAGCCCCCATTTCCGAAGCGTCGTGATGGGCATCTCGGGATCGAGCGCGTCATAGGCGCCCCAGACGACGCGCCCAAGCATCGCGCGCCACCCGGGGAACACCGCGTCGAGCGTCAGTGTCTCGCGCGAAGAGAAGGTCGACAGGGTCGCCATCAGCGGAGGTTCTTCAGGACGAAGTACAGGCGCACCAGATAGGCGGCGCCGAAGGTGACCAGCAGCGCCACGACGGTGAGCGCGAGCCGCTTCACAGAGGCCCCGCGAGACAGGCGGCGTACCCGAGGATGTCGGTCCGCGCTTCGGCGCGGAGCTGCACGGCGACGCCGTTGCGCGACGCCACGGCGCCCCACCGCTCGTTGCCGCCGACCACCAGCACCGCCGGCGAGAGGCGCACGACGATGGCGACGTGGGTGGCGTCGGTCGCGGTCGGCCCATAAAACACGAGCGCGCCGAGCGACGGCGTGGCGCTCCACCGCTGCGTGGTCTGTGCCCACTGCATCAGCAGGTCACACGAGGGATCTTTCCCCTTGCCAGCCGTCGCGAGGCCCGCCGCGCGCCACACCTTCGTCGCGAAGTTGGCACACCAATACGACCCGAGCTCGGCGCCCGCTTCGCGCGCCCACTCGTCAATCACGGCGCTGCGATTCGAGCCGAGCGGCATCTCGCACACCCCCAGGCGCGCAATGGCGTGCCGCACGACGGCCGCCACGCGCGCGTCTGTGCGCGCCGGCACCCACGGCGCGAGCGCGGGGAGCAACTCGGCCGACACGTTACGGCGCCTCGGCCGTCTTCGGGGGCTCGGCAAGTTCTGCCGTCTTCACCGTCGTGATCTGCGTGACGTAACGCATGATGCCCATCAGCACACCGCCGACCAGTAATCCGATGCCGGTTTTCGGGTCTTCGAGGAACTGGCCCCAGTCGGTCTGCGCCAGCGCGCCGACGAGGATCGTGAGTAGGGCGACGGCGTAGGTCTTGTTTCCTCGCAGAGACACGATCACCTCCCGGCTGGACGTTGGGTGAGCATCAAAGAGACGAGCTGATCGATCCGGCCTTCGAGGCGCGAGATGTCGCCTTTCGTCGCCGCATTCGCCGGCGCGGCCGTGGCGCGCGTTTCGATATCATCCAGGCGCTTCGTGACGGCCTCGAACGCCTTCGTCTGCGCGGTGACCGTCGCTCGCAGATCGGCAAACGCCATAATGCACGCGACCACCGCGAGCGCGAGCGTCCAGTCGAGGACGATGCGTCGGCGATTGCTGGAAAGCTCGATGTCTGGCATAGGCGCACGATGCGCGACGCCTCGCGCGTGTCCTAGAGTCTTGCCGGGAGATCGGGGACCGTCATGGCCCCCGGCCATTAGCGCAGCCAGCCCCGCAGCGTGACACCGGAGACAATCGCGACGCGCCGCGCATGGGGGCAGCCGACCGCGCGCAATCGCGCATTGAGTCGGCGGGTTGCTTCGTCCCACGCCATGCCGCGCGACAGGTCAAGATCGTGCAGCAGGTAGCAGATAAGGACGCGCTTGCTGAGCGGATGGCCGACGAGCGGCCACGCCAGCGACGGCTTGCTGCCGCCGTCGGAGACGAAGCCCTCCGGCACCGTGTCGGGGTAGGCACCACGCCAGCGGATCGGCGTGAGGACGCGCACGAACGGCCCGTCGAGGAACGTGATGCTGATCGGATCGTACAGCAGGGGCGCGACAGTGGCGAAGATCATGCCGGTGGCATCAGCAGAGCGGCGAGTCGCGCGGGCGCATTCTCGGCGGTCACGAGTCCCGCCCCGACCAGCACGTCGACAATCGCCGCCGCCCCGCCTTGCGTGCGCGGATCGGTCACGTCAACGCCCGCCGCGTCAGTCACTTCGGCGAGCGACTCGCGCAGGATCACCAGCTGCGCCCGTACGTTCGCGTCGGGGTGCTCGGTCTCGGCGCGCTTGAGCGCGACCTGTTCGGCCAGCGTCAGTCGCCACCGGAAGTCAAGGCGAGACAGTGGCGCCCGCGGCGGTTCGGCGCGAATCACGCCCTGCAGCACTTGGGTCGGCATCAGTACGCCTCGTCGAATTGCGTGTCGGTGAGCGTGCCAGGAGCGAGCAGGTACGAGAGCAGCGTCAGCGGGGCAGGGTTCTGCGTTGTGCCGCGACGGCCAATGCGCGTCCGTGCGCCGGTCGCCCATGCCGCTGGCAGCGCGAGTGCTGAACTGGTGGCACTCGTGAACGCGCCGCCGTTGATCGACTGCCGCAGCGTAAGCCCCGAGGCGCTCCACAGCCAGCGCAACCGCACGAGCTGGCCGGCCGTTGGCTGGCCTGCCGCCAGCGTCGCCGTGACGGACGTCGTCCCGTTGTGGTACGTGATCCGGTAGAAGCCCGACGCCGTGCCGGTCGTGTCGATGAACAGCCGCACGCCGGTCGTGGGATCGTCGCCCGCGATGGCGAACAGCGTGTCGCCCGCCGTGCCGACGCGCGCCCCCCGTTCGACGAAGAGCAGTTCCCCCGAGAGCTCTTGCGGCAGCCAGCCGACCGCCGCATTGCCGCGCAGGATGTCGTTGACCCCGAGGTTCACCCCGAGCTGGCTGTTCGCGCTTTCGTACGCGGGGAGCGTCGCGGGGGCGGTATACGTGCCGCCGACCGCGTTCACGCCAGCGAGCGTGCTGGCGCCGCGCGACCAGCTCAGCCGATGCCCCGAGCGCGCCACGAACAGCCCTGAGGTCGGCTCAACCACGACGCCGTCGCGGAAGTCGAGCGCCTCAAGGCACCGCGAGCGCGGGGCGAGATCCTTCGTCGATTCACGCATCAGAGCCGGTACCTCGTCGAAGGCACGAGCAGTCCCGTGCCGGTAGAGAGCTGCAGCGTCGGGTTCACGGTGCCGAGCGCGTCGGCGGGGTCGAGCACGGGCAGCTCGCCGACGACGGTCGAGACGCGGGTACGCGCCGACGCCGTCACGAGCCAGATGTCGCCCGTGTCGAGGTCGCCCGCGAGATGCTCGCCGGTCGCGAGCGTCTGCGTGATAACGCACGTCGTCACACCGGTCCCGTTCGCGGGCGTGTAGGTGATCGTCAGCGGCGACGTCGTGCCCCAGGCGAACAGCCAGCCGCCCGACGGAATCGACCCGAGCGCGATCGGCGTGCGCGTCGTCCCGAGCACAATCGGCGGATCCGCCGGCCAGTCCTCGGTACCGCCATCGATCGCCAGCCACACAACGTCACAGAGCAGCGAGGGAATCGTCAGCCCGGGCGCGTTGGGTTGCTCGCTCCACACGATGGCGTCGGCGACGCAGCGCGTGTGCACGCCAGGGCGGTCGGCCGTGCGAATGGAGCGGATCGCGCCCGCGAGCGCCGCTTCCACCGTGGCGATGGCGGCCGGTCGATCGGCGATCGTCGCGAGCGGGATCCGCAGCGTCAGCGTGGCGCGTCGGGGCTCTGGCGCCTGCACGCCGCCCACCACGGGTGCCAAGCGCCCCGGCACCCCCGAGGTGCTGCGCTGCCCCCGCGGCGCCGTGAGGAAGCCACTGAGCCGCACGGGGCGGGCGCCCGCGATACTGGTCACGGGGCGGTTGTCGATCCAGACGCTCACGAGGCACCTACTTGCGTGGAAAGGTCATCGGCCGGGACGCCGATCTCGACGCGCACCCGGGTCGGGTCGGTGACGTCGCGGTCAATCGAAAGCACGCGGCGGGTGAGGCCGAGCGCGGGCAGGGTCACGGTTTGGCCGATCACCACCGGCGCCCCGGCTGGCGCATCGGACCAGCGGCGGAGCGTCGCGAGATCGAGCTGCACGGCAACGGCCGGATCACGGCGCGCCGCGAGCTCTTCGGCGCCGCGAATCGCGAGCGCGTTGGCCCATGAGCCGACCACGAACGGGACGTCGTCGCGGTCGGTGACGCAGAGCATGGCATCGAGGGCGATGGTCCAGAGCGTACGGTCACTCGACCCGCCGAACAGGCGCACACTGACCGTCGTCGACACCGTCAGCACGTGCGTCAGGATGAGCCGCGCGAACGTCGGCGTCTGCGCAACGGTGGCGCTGCCGGTGGCAAGGCGCGCGGTCGCGAGGATCGCCCCCCCGCCGTCGACCAGCGCCATCGCCGGCTGCTGCCCGAGCGCGTAGACGCCCTGCGAAAGCGCGAAGGTCGCGAAGACCGTCACGGGCACCGTCGTGCCCGCGGGGACCGGAATCGGGACGCCGGCATTCGGCGTCAGTCCCGGCGTCGAGGCGGTCGGCACGTTGCTGCCGCCAACGGCGCTGGTCATCCGCACGACGCTGCCGAGGCGGTCATCGGACGGCCGCAAGAGCTCCGGCGTCACGATGGTCACCGCTTCGTTGTTGGCGATGGCGTTCGCGTTGGCCGCGGTAAGCGTCACGCTTGCGTTGCCGCTGCCGTCGGCTTGCGCCGTGCTGGCGGCGTACAGCGTGTTCCCGGGGATCGGGACCGTGCTGCCGCTCGCGGTGATGCGGTACAGGGCGCCGCGCAGCGAGGCTGACGGGTCGGAGGTCGGGAGAAACCCATCGTGCCCGAACAGTTCAACGGTGGTGTTTCCTCCTGACCGCGCCGCGTGCAACCGGAGCGAGCCGCTTACCCAGTTGGACCCGACGGAGAGGCCGCGCGCGTAGCTGCGCCCCGACGGAATGGCGCTCGCCAGCGTGAGCGTCACGCGGCCGTTGGCGCCCCAGCTTGCCGTGCCAGAGAGCGTGTAGGTATCGGTTTTGACCCACGAGGCCGACGCGGTTTGCGGCGTTGTAAACGGCGTGGCGGTGATCCACAGCGCCGGGTTCTCAAGCGTCGCACTCCCGCCGCCGATGCTGGCGAGACGCCACAGCCCGACGGTCCCGAGGTCGAAGTACACATCGCCAAGCGACCAATCCACCCCGCCGCCGGTCAGGTCGTCCATCGTGCTCGTCGCGGCGTTGTACGTGACCACGGCCTGCATTCCGATCACCGGCGTGCCGTCATCATCAAAGCCCGTGGTGCTCGTGATGCCGGTGACCGCGAGCGTCCCGGACACATCGCGCGTCATGCTGATGGTGTCGGTCGCGGTCCAGTTGCGCGTGAGCAGGTTCGTTTGCGCCTTGCACGGCAGCGAGGTCGCGCCGGCACTCACGGCGCCATTGCAGAACACGGTGCGCGTTTCACGCGGGAACGTGGTGGCCCACGTCGAGCCGTCAGCCAGCAGCAGGTTGCAGCCCTGAAACACCGCGCTCCCGCTTGGGGCCACGGCTGGCGTTCCGAACTCTGTAGTGAACGAGTACACGCCGCCTATCGCCGTCACGCGGAGCAGTTGGAACCGTCCGTCTTGCCCGAAGTACCGTACGCGCGTGCCAACGACCAACGCCGTCGGGGAGCTGGTGATCGTAAACGTCCCGCTGCTGTCGCCCACCGTATACGACAGGGCTACGCCGGTGATCGTGTACACATCCGTCAGGTACGACGCCCACGCCAGCGAGCCATAGAAGTTGGTGAGGTCGCCCGTGGTCAGTCGCACGCGCCCCGCCTGGAGCGGAGCGTCGACATACGCGGTGCCGTTAAAGGCGCCGCTGTAGGCCCCAGAGACCAGCGTGCCGGTCAGCCCTTGGAGTACCCCGTCGGTATTACTGTCGCGGAACTGCAGGCGCCATGAGAGCGGAGACTGGTCGCCGTCGAGCGTGAGCGTGCGCGTGTCGCTGCGCACCAACGAGAACGGCGTGTTGTCCGCGTAACTGCCCGGAAGCCCGCCGCCGCCAACGCTGAGCGTGAACGCGCCGCTCGTGTCGGGGATCGCGTCGGCCGTGACCGGCAACGTCGCCCCGCCGACTTTGATTTCTGCCCACTGGCGCACGAAGCTGTTCGCCGGCAGTCCCTTGATCGCGAACGGCGTGCCGGTTCCTGTTGCCGCGGCGCGCGCCCCGTTTGCTTGCCCGCTGCGCGTCAGCCCGAGTTCGAGTCGCGTGATCTCGGCGAACGCCGGCGGCGTCGTCGGGTTGGCGCCCGTCCACTGACTCAGCCCGTCCTGAAAGCGCCCGTTTCGCAGGTCGTTCGCTTCCCCGCGCAGCGTAGCCAGCGGCAGCGGCACCGACCGACGACGCGCCCCGGTCGAGCTGGCGTCGTACACCTCAACCAGCGGCGTCCCAGCGGCATCGGCCGCGATCCACACCCGCGAGCCGACCGAGAGGCCGGCCGTGCTCGCCAGCTGCACGGCGCCGTCACTCACGCGCGCGTTCAGGATTGACTGCGCGAAGCCGAACCGGTCGACCACGAAGGCGCCCTGCCATTGCGTGTCGACGAGGATCGGCGTGGCGGCGCTGCTGGCAGGGTCGCGCAGCTGCACCCAGCCTGACACGATCGACGCGACCGACCAGCGCGCAGTTGCCAGCGTCGCACGGTCGCCCGTCGCCGGATCCGCGTCGCCAAGCGGCACGACCACCGTCGCGAGTTGCTGGTCGTCCACGCCGAGCGCGAGGCGGGACTGATTCCGCGACTCGCGGACCTGCAATGCGGGCGCGGTGCTGCCCCGCTTCGCGCGCCCGTTGAGCGTCCACACGCTGTCGCTCGTCCGCACCAGTTCGAGTTCGAGTTTGGCTTTGTCGAACGCGTCGAGAATAAGCGCGGCCGGCGTCGGCGCGTCGAGGTCAAACTGCACGACGACGTCCTTTTCGATGGTGCCGACCACGAGCCCGATGCGCGTCGCGGCCGAATGCGGCGTCACGTAGGTGCTGAGCGCCACCGAGACCGGCAGTTCGCCCGCAACCCGCGTCGCCACCTTGCCCGCCACGACGCGCACGATGGGGCCGCCGGTCCCGAGGTCGGCGAACACGGGCACCAGTTCAAGCTGCGTCGTCGGGGCCGTGTCCGTCGTCGACACCTTCGCGATGCGCCGTTCGGTGATGGTGCCGTCGGGCCACGTCAGCCGGACCACCATGCGGACATCGCCGCCGAGGTCGGTCCATCGCTTGCGCCCGACGACGAGGTCGGTTGTTTCGTTGCCGTCAAGGCGCGTGCGTTCGGTCCCGCCTTCGATCAGCAGCGTGCCGAGGCGTTGGCCGCCCGAGGCGGTATAGTCGGTGTAGAGGACGCCGACCGCGCTCATCGCACGCTCCCGGCCAGCAGGAGCGACGCCGTGTTGGCCCGGGCGCCAAGCTGCCGGTCGACCAGGTCGAGCGACGGCGCGCGCAGTGATTCGCCCGTCGGCCCGCTGCCGCCTTCCGCCAGCTGCACGAGGCGCCGGAGTAGGGCGGTCTGTGACGCGGCGTAGTCCACCAGCTGCAGCGCCGTGGCCTCGGTGATCGAACGGGCCGAGCGCGTCGCGATCGTGTCTTCGCCAAGGGTGATGGACGGATCGACCGCCGTGCTGCCGCCGAGTGACGCGGGTGCCGTCACGGGCGCCGGCGCGTCGGCCTGCATCTGGTCCGCAATCAGCTTGCTGTACCGCGCGTCGTAGATCGCGTTGATCTGCGCGATGACGTCCGCGCCAGCACCGACGCTCGCCGCCTGCTTGAGCTGCGTCGTGCGCCAGTCGTTGAGGTCGGCCACGTCGGCGTCGAAGCTCTTACCCGTGGCGCGCAGGTACTGCGAGCCGATCGAGCGCGTGAAGTCCGCCAGCTCTTCGGCCTTCTTGCGCTGTGCGTCCATGGCCTCGGCGAGCGCAATCGCCGCCTTGGCGGCGTCCTGCATGGCGTACAGCTCCCGCAGACGGGCGCGCGTGGCGTCGTCAGCAGCGTTGGCGATCTCGCGGGCGCGGTCGATCTCGGTCTGTCTGGCTTCGAGTTCCTTCGCGCGCTCCGGGTCGAGGATGCGCAGCGCATCGATCATGCGCTGGTCGATGCTCGCGTTCTGCTCGGCGCGGATCCGCTCGGCTTCGGCAGCGGCCTCGGTCGCGCGGGCGACGGCTTCCAGCCCTTGCACGTACAGAATCTGCGCCCGCAGCCCTTCGTCGGTGACGCCCTCAAGTTCCTTGCGGTTGGCGATCTCAATCCGGGCTTGCTCGGCTTCGGTGCCGCGCCCCTGCGCCACCAAGGCCCGAACCGCGAGATCATCCTGCACCGCCTGCTTCGCCTGGCGTGCCGCCTCGTCGAAGTCCCGCAACGCCTGGGCGAACTCGTCGCCGAGCAGCGTCTTGAGCTCCTCGAACATGGCGGCCGTGATGACGCCCGCCTCGACCAGCTGCTGCGCCTGCGCCAGCGCGCTGTTGTTCGCGATCGTCTGCCCCGTGATGAACGCGCCCCGGCTGTCACCGTTCAGCGTCTGCCGGCGCTGCGTCAGGTCGAGGCCGAACGCGACGCGGTCAGCCGCTTTCTGCGCTTCGACCCGCGCGCGGGCGGCCTCCGCCGCGGCCCGCTCGGCAGCTTGCACGTCGCGCAAGCTCGCCAGATACGGCGAGTCCTTGCCGAACTCCTTCTCGGCGGCGGCGATCTCGCGCTGCTGGTCGAGCGCCAGCTTTCGCGCGGCGGCTTCGTCGGTCATACCCAAGGCCGTCAGCCGGCGGACCTCAAGGTCTTCGGTCGCGGCGGCAAGGCGGGCGGCCTGCTGTGCGGCGATCGCGGCTTCAGACGCCTTCGCCTGCACAATGATCGCGGCGAGCGCATCCGAGAATTCCCGCAGTGCACCCGCCGCTTTCCCTGCCGTCCCGCTCGCGATCGTGAAGTCGATCGAGCTTTTGAGCGACGAAAGATTGTCCGCCGAGGCCGGCATCCCAGGGACAATGCCGCTGTAGCGCGCCCCGGTCGCTTTCAGCGCGGCATCGACCAGCGCCTGAATCCCAGCCTGCCCTGACGCGATCTGGCGTTGGGGGTCGCTCATCCCTGACGCGGCCAACGACTCGGCGAAGTCTGAGACCGACTGCGCAAAGGCGCGGTTCGCCGCGTTCTTCGCGGCCGCGTCCTCGCGTTGCGCCTTCATCATGGTGTTTGCCACACTCACAAACGCCACCGCGACCGACGCGATACCGGCGACGACGCCCAAGCTCGCGGCGCCGCTTGCCGCCTTCGCCGCAGCTTCGCCAGGCTTGCCCTTCGCCGCATTCGCGGCGGCGGCGGCCCTGTTCGCAGCGCTGATGCTCGCCGCGAGCTGCGAGGCCAGCTGCACGGCCTTCGTGATCTCGGTCCCGACGTTGCCGAAGACCTGCGCAATGTCCCGCGCCGTGTTCGCGACGGTCGCCAAGGAGGCGCCCCACTCTTTCGTCTCCTCGGTCGGGATCGAGAACGGCGATTTCCCGTCGAGCTCAAGCAGCGCTTGCTTCAGCTTCAGCAGCCGCTGCGTTTCCGCGACCTGCGACCCGATCATCAAGAGCATCGCCGGGCCAACGAGGACACCCTTCTGCTGGGCTTCGGCCAATGCGGCGTTCATGGCGGCCAGCCGCTCCTGCGAGTCGGTGAGGTCGTCGTAGGCCCGACGGCTGGTCAGCAGCGCCGAGACCTGTGCTTGAAGTTGCGCGTTGCTGACCGCACGCTTCGTGAGCATCTCGCCGAGGATCTTCGCGGACTCCCGTATTGCCTCCGCGTGCTGCCGCTCCGCTGCCGCCGCGCGTTCCGCGAGTTCGATCCCGAGCTGTACCCACTGCCCCTGATACTCGCGTTCGATCGTGGCGCGGTCTTCCGTCGCCTTCGCCGCCGCCTGCTGCGCCTTGGTCTGTCGGTCAAGCGTGCTCTCGACCTGTGCCGACAGCTGCACCTGCGCGGTTGTCGTGGCGAGCAACGTCTTGGCCTTCGCGTCGCCCTCGGCCAGCGCCTGCCCGAACGTGCGCGCCTTGTCGCTCGTGTCCTTCCACGCCTTCGACGCTTCGCGATAGACGTCGACCACCTGCTTGCCGCCGGTCTGCGCGGCGCGCAGTTCGAAGCCCAAGTTCTGGAGCTGCGTGAGCATTTCCGGCGGTGCCCAGTTCACTTCAGCGAGCTTCTTCGCGGCCGCGTACAGATCCGCCGCGGACTTCGTCGTCTCCTTGACGGCTTCGGTGGTCTCCTTCTGCCGCGTGCGCCAGAAGTACACGGCGGCGGCGACGGCGGTCATGCCCGCGATCGCAAGGCCAATCGGGCCGGTAATCGCTGTCCATGCCGCGCCTGCCGCCAGTTGCAGGAACGCGTACGCCGCCGAGAGCGACGTCACGGCGGTCACCTGCGACAGCAGCGCGGTAATCACCGCGCCGCCAGACGTTGCGGCCAGCGCCGTGCCCGCCTTGGCGGCCGCCAGCGCGAGACCGCCAGCGCCGAGGGCGACCGACACGGCAACGACGGCGTCCTTGTACTCGACCATGAACCGCGCCGCTTCGCCGAGCGCGCCCGCAATGCCTGCCGTCGCGCTCTTCGCCTCGTCGCTCCCCGCGACAACCATGCCGAACGCGTTGTTCAGCTGCGTAAGCGCCTGCCCGATCGTGGTGGGGATCTCGCCTGCCAACAGGGCGAGCTTCTCGCGCTGCTGGTCGAGGGCGAGCGCGACCTTGCGCCCGGAGAGCTCGCCCGCTTCGCCCATCTCGCGGAGGCGGCCGATCGGGACCCCGAGCCCGTCGGCGATCGCCTTCGCGACGGCAGGCAGCTGCTCCATGATCGAGCGCAGTTCGTCGCCACGCAGGGTGCCCGAGGCGAACGCCTGCCCCAGCTGCATGAGGCCCGCCTCGGCGGCGCCGGTCGACGCATTCGACAGCCGCACGGCGTTGCTGACCGCTTCCGTCACCGACACCAGCTGCGTCTGCGAGATGCCCAGCTGATCTGACGAGCGCGCGAGGCGGGTGTAGAGGTCGATCGTCGCGGCGTAGCTGGCGCGCGAGCTCTGCGCGATCGTGAACAGCTCCTGCTGCACCCGGGCGAACGCGGCCCCGCTGCCGGTCACCTGCCTGAGGCGCGCGTCGAGCAACGTGTACTGGTCGACGGCCTGCTGAATGCCCTTGATGGCGAACGCGACCCCTAGCGTGGCGGCGGCCTTCTTGAGGGATTCGACGGCACGCTTCGCGGTCTGATCGATGGAATTCAGCGCGGTATTCGTTTCCTGCGCGCCTTTCTTCGCGCCCGACGAATCGATCACCACCCCTAGCCGTGCGACGCGCGCCATTACTCCCCCGGATCGTCTGTGTCTTCGGGCCGATCACCGGCCGACTTCATGCGCGTGAGCGCGAAACTGAGAAACGCCTGGTCAGCTTCCCGCACGAGCGCCACGTCGAGCGGGGTCAGCGTCGTGCCGGTCAACGTCTGAAAAGCCAGCAGTTCGGTGTAGGTGATCGCGCCGATCCCGCCCATCCCACTCGACCGCGTACCGCTGACGTGGCCGAACACGTCCCACGCCCGCGCCGCGACCGGCGGCAACGGGGGGCCGACCAGATCGTCGAGCAACACGTCGAGCATCGCCGGTTCCGCCAGCGCCATCCCCGCCAACTGCTCGCGGTGCGTCTGGTCCTCGCCGGCGGGGCTGCTCAGCCGGAAATGGTGCTCGACGAAGGCGCGGAAGGCGTCGAGGACGGGGCGAAAAAACGGGCACGGTCACTCACGAACACCAGCGCCTGCTCGCGGATGAACGGGTTCTCGGCGTAGAGATCGCGGATCGCGTCCGCCGTGAACGGCAGCGGCTCGCCCGCCTCATCCTCGAAGCCGTGCCAGCCCACGGTGAGCGTGACCAACCGCTCAAGATCGTGCGCCGCCTGATCGGCCACGTCTTCGGCGGTGACGACGGCGCCCTTCTTCGCCTTGCTGTTCATGGTCGCATAGAGGCGGTTCTGCGCCGCCGCCGCGCGCCGGAAATCCAGCGTGCGCGCCGTGTCGCTGTCCGCGCCGAGCAGGGTAAGCGTTGCGGGCGTGCCGTCGGCCGCCAGCAGCGCCGGGGACTCGCCGTCCTCGCCCGTCTCGCCGAACGGATCGCGGACAACCATCGTCGCGCCGGCATCGGCCTTCGTCTTGAGCTTGAGCGTGCCAATCTTCGCCATACACAGCCTCGCGCATCGCGCGGGAGAAAGAGGAGCGGGGGCGACCATCGCCGCCCCCGCGAGAGGTTTACGGGGTGCGCGTGATCTGCGCCGTCGTGTTGGGCGACGACACGAGCGCCTGCCAGTTCAGGTTCAGGTTCGCGACGCTGTTGCGGCTCATTTCCGTCGGGCCGCCGTCGGTGAACTTGACGTTCGAGAACAGGTACGCATCGCGGAGCGTCGAGGCGCCGCCGAGCGTGAGCGCCAGCGAGGTCGCCGTATCGCTCAGGTACTTGTCCATGATGGCCGACGCACCGGCGGGCATATACAGCGAGACCGAGCCCGTGCAGACGAACGTGCCCATGTCGAGGCCAGACAGCGCCGTGCTCCCCAGCTGCGGCTGCGCGATGCCCGGGCGGCTCATGTTGATCGTGAAGCCGACCGTGCCGATGCCCGCAGGGCCGAGGTCCAGCGCGCCGCCTTCTTGAATGAGCCGCACCGAGCCAACCGGCGACATGATCGGGTTCGTAGGCGCGGCGTTGGGCGCGGCGCCGAACACCGTCGCGCTCGCCATCGCCGTCGGCGGCGTCAGCGCGCGGTAGTTGATCGTGCCGGTGATTTTCTGACCCTGCGCGAGCGTGATCGAGATGCTTTCGATCAGGCAGCCCTTCGAGTTCAGGAATCGCGAGACGTCGGTGAACTGATCTTCGATGGTGAAGAACGACGGCGTCGTGCCGACGCGCAGGACGTTTGTTGTCCAGGCGCCGCCGAACAGCGCTTCGAGCAGCGGGTGAATGCCGCCGTAGCTGTACTCGAAGTTGATCGAGCCCGTGCCGTCGACGTTCGTGCGAATCACGTCGGGCACTTCAACGAGCTGCACCTCTTCGGATTCGACCGTGCTGGCCGCGATCTTCATGCCGCCGCCCGTGGTGCGGAGCAGCGTCGGGGCCGTGGCGGGCGTGGTGCCCTGCGTGACTTCCTTGAGGTACGCGACGCGGTAGCCGCGTGCGGTGGCGTTCAATGGCATGAGAGTCCTCGGTTACGCGTGGTCGAACGTGAGAGAGAGATAGACCGGCATGTGCAGCCACTGCGGTTCGGTGATCGACGGCCCCATGCGCGCGCTTTCGAGCTCGCACGGCTCGCCGTCGACGGTGAGCGTGGAGCCCTCAAAGGCCGACACGACGGCCGCCCCCACACTGCTCGCGCTGTGCGCGTCGGTGCCGATGGGGACGCGGATGCTCACGCGGTACGTGACATTCGTCCGCATTCGCGCCGTGGGGCCGCACTCCATCGGCTCGCTGTCAATGGTGACGAAGGCGTCTTCGACGAAGGGCGCGGTCGGCGACGGCGTGCCGCTCGTGTTCTGCCAGCGGCGTTCGGTCGGCAAGCCGCTCACCGTGACGAGCCGCGTCCGCAGCGCCTGCAGCAGCGCGTCGCCCCAGTTGGTCGGCATTACGTGCCGTAGCCTGCGCGGCGGGCCGCGTCGTCGAGGATCTGCGGCCAGCGCGCTTCGACCGGCGCCACGAACGGCGTCGGGGTGCCGACATTCTCCGGCGGACCGTTGCGGCGCGTCATGCCGCCTGCCTCAAGGTACGTGGCATACTCGGCCATTGTCGTGACATAGACACGGTCACCGAGTTGGGCCGCGGCCGCGGCGGCCGTGTCGACCGTGTTCGGGTAGATCGCCGGATCGCCGTCCTTGCGTCCCGGCGTCGGCGGCCGCACGCTCGGGCCATCGTTCGGCGAGGTCTTGGCGACGCGAAACGACGCGCGCAAAAAGCCCGTGTCCAGCGGCGTGCCTGGTCCGAACGCGTTGCCAATCACGACCGCTTCCGCCGTGGTCTGCGCGGCTTCCTGCAGGGCGATGGTGGCCCGCCCGGAGACATCCGCACGCCCGAAGACGCGCAGCTCCGCCTGAAAGCTCCAAAGGGCGTCGGCCATCAGCCGAGCCCCAACAGGAACGCGATCGGCGCCCCCGCCGGTGCGTACGTATCGACCACGGTCACGCGCATCGTCGCCCCGTTGAACGTGGCCGTATCGCCAACCTGCGGCGTGAAGGTCACATCGTTAAACGCGACGAACAGCGAGACGCGAGACTGCGCCCACGCCGCGTCACTGGCCCGCAACAGGCGACGCGCATCGGTCGGGACGGCGCGGACCGTCTGCGTCGTCGCGCTGCCACTCTGCGTCCCGGTGAGTGGATTGGGCGGCGGGGCAGGGCGGGTGATGACGCAGGACGCGGTAACGCCGGCCTTCGAGGCGGCGCCGAGGGCGTTCTGTGTGATGGCCGCGAGATCAAGACTCACGAGCCCCACTCCACGCGGCCGTTGGGCTGCAGGTACGGCCGCACGATCGCCAAGACATCGGCCGGGATCGTGAAGCCGCCGTCGGGGGTGAGACGCAAGCCGCCAGGGAGCGCGAGTTCCGTTCCCGGCTTCAGCCCGTTGCCGTTGTACGGCGTCGCGCCGAGCTGCGAGAGCCAGAACGCGAGCCGTGCCGTGGCATCGAGCACGAACGCCGGGATGACATTCGACGCGATCGCGTAGCCGTCGGGCGTTTCCATCCACGCGCGCGGCCACGCCAGCGCCTGTCCGTCGATGGTGCGCGTCCCGAGCCAGTTGAGGCGCGTGAGCACCGCCGACGCTTCGGCAATACACTGGTCCTGCTTGATGACGTCCACGCCCGCCCACGCGTCCCCGAACGGCGACGCTTCGAGCGCCGTCGTGACCTGCGCCCGCGTCGCAAACGTGTTGGCGTTCGCGAGGCCGGCGCCGGTCTCGGGGATCAGCGTGAGCGGCATGAGTTACCTCGCCTTCGCCTTGGCGGGCTCGGCGACGTACTCGGTCATCGTCGCGGCATTGAAGTCCGACGCGTTGATGATGATGAAGCCCGCCTCGGTGTCGTCGCTGGCGATCTTGAGCGTCGCGGGCGCCGGCTGCGGCGTGACGAGGGCAGGGGTAAAGTCAGACATGAGCGGCTCGGAGAGAGAGGACAGCGGGGCGCGCCGGATGACGCGCCCCGACGATCAGGGTCAGCCCGCGAGACGGACGGCGAGCTCCGGACGGACGCACGCGGCGCCGTAGAGCACGTCGAAGTCGAAGAGGGTCTGCTTGTTCTGGCGCACGACTTCGAGGCGCAGCGCCACACCCGAGACGGGGTCGGCGACGCTCATCATCTCGGCGACGTTCTGGCTGCTGGTCTGCAGCGGGCGCGAGACGAAGCCGAAGGCGTCGCGGTGGAACGCGAGGTTGACGACGTGCGAGGCGCGGAGCGTCACCGCTTCGCCGCCAGCCTTGGCGACCTGCAGGGCCGGCGCGATCGGGACCGTGGTGTTCCCCACGATCAGCGTCGTGTTGGCCGTCACGACGTACGTGTTCGGGTCGCCCGCGAACGAGATGATGTCGCCCGCGACGAGCGGCGAGGTGTTGGTCGCCTTGGCGATCGACACCGTCCCCGTCCGGCCGCCGTCGCTGGAACCGGCGTTTACGGCCTGCACACCGTTCGCCGTGGCGGCACCCGCCGTCAGCACCGTCGAGACGTGCGTGGGGACCTGCTGGTCCATCGCCACATCGAAGCCGTAGCGGCGGCCGAGCGTGCCTTCGATCACCGTCGTGGCGCTGCCGATCTGCTGCGCCTGCGCGAAGGCCGGCAACGCGAGCGCGTTGGCTTCGGCGTTCACGTCGAGCACGAGACGACGATCCGCGAGCGGCACCGTCTGCCGGTTGAGCTGAGCGCGGGCGTTCGTGGCGCCCGTGACATCCGACGCGAACGGCGTCGTCCCGGCGGTGCCGACGAAGCCGAAGACGCGGGTGTACCGCGAGAAGATGAACGCGTTGATGTCCTGCGCGAGCGCCTTCACGGCTTCGGCCGTCTGGCGGGACTGGATGCCGCCGACGATCTCTTCCTGCTCCTTGTCGGTCAGGTAGAACCCCGACCGGCGCCAGCGGTTGAGCGGGATGGGCGAGCGCACGGGCTGCGCGTCGGGCGCCTGAAACGGCGCCGCCGTCGCGGAAACGTCCGTGACGGTCTGCGCGGACGGGATGTACAGGTTCACCACGTCGCCCTGGTTGGCGGGGGTGTTGCTGTAATCCGTGTTGACGAGGCGGGGCATGACGCACGCGGCGCGCAAGGTCTGCAGGCCCTGTGCGACGAGAATCGGGACAACATCGGTAAATAGGTTCGGCATCGAGCGAGTCCTCAGTATCGAGTTCGCGCGTGTGCGATGGCCGAATGCCGTCGCGCTGCACGCGCACAGACGCACCCTCCCGAGGGAGAGCGAATCAGCACGCGCCCAGCGCGACGCTGCCCTACAGCACTGTCGTCCTACCCGCCGCGCTCAGCGCGACGCGGCCACGTTAGGTCGTGGCGACCTTGATCTGCCCCTTTGCGATCTTGTCGAGGTTCGAGAGGAACCCTGCCTGATCGGTCGCGGCGACCTGTCCCGCGGGCACGCGCCCGCCGCCACCGGTGGACGCGCCGCCGCCGCTGCCGCCCGTGGGTCCGTAGAACTTCGGCGCTTCGGCCTTGAACACATCGGCGTAGAACTTCTCCACCGTCAGGCCGGTCGGATCGCCGTCCTTGTCGTACACGACGGGCTTGCCCGACTTCTCGTCGTAGCGCACGCGGCGCCCCTTGTGCAGGTCCACCACGTACGGCAGGTCTTCCTGCGGCACCCCTGCCTTGATGGCCGCGTCGCGAATCGCGAACTCGATCTCGCGGTCGACATACTTCGTCTTGTACTGCTCCGCGTCACCGAGGCGCTTCTCGTAGTCGGCGCGGGTCTCCCCGATGCGCTTTTCGAGCAGCTTGTCAAAGTCGCCGGCCTTGCGCGCGGCGTCATCTTCGAGGCGCTGCATATCCTCGCGGTACTTCGCGATCTGCTCCGGCGAGAGGCCACCAAGCGAGCGCTTCATGCTCTCGTATTCGTCCTGGAGCTTCTTCTTCTCGTCGAGCAGCCGCGTCTGCGAGGACTTCAAGCCCTCGACATCGGCGACAGCCCACTTGCCGTCTTTCGTCTCGATGGCGGATTCGCGCAGCGAGTCCGGCACCGCATCTCGTGACTCGAACATCTTGAGCGACATCGTGTCCCCTCAGGGGTTGATGGTGATGCCGAACAGTGCGCGTTCTTCACGCGCGAACCAATGCGACTGAGGCCAGAGCGGGGACCACAGCGGCCCCCGTCAGCGACACGCGATGCCGTGCGCTGTCAGCTCGACGATCAGTTCGGACGCCTCGCGTCCTGCCGGCAGGAACGACGTGTTGAGCCAGAGTTCGGTCGTGGGCTCGTCGTCGGCCCAGCGCCCAGACTTGATGGCGTCGCGCAGCTGCTTGACGGTCACGGTGGCATTGGGGGCGACTGCAACCGCCGCGTCAGGCTCGGCCTGCTCGTCAGGGATCGGATCGAAGGCGTGCTCGGTCATGGTCATGAGGCTCGAGGAAGAATGAGCCGGGTCGTACCCGGCTGGGGGGCGCGGATGACGCCGGCGCGTTCGCGTCTCAGGTATACGCTGCACCGGCACGACGGATGAACGGGCGCCGTCATGCGAGGCCCGACCGGCGTCATGAACGTCCCATCCAACGCGACGCCATCGGGGTTCATTCGCGGGATCGGCTCACAGAGTTTGCACAACCGCTCGTCCTGCGCGACGATCCAGTACCGCTTCACCTCGGCCGCCGGAATCGCGCCCTGCGCCACGGCCGCGCGCCAGCTTTCGGACGACGCCTCGTTGGCGGCCTGTATGGCAGCCGTGCGCGCGAACGTGTCGGCGCGGAAGGCTACCAGCTTGCGCCGATACGCGGCGACCATCTTCTCGATCTGCGCGGGCGTGAGCGACTTGCCGGTGAGCGCCTTGTCGAACCGCTTATCCCGCAGCGCACGGCCGAGGGCATCCTTGACGCGCCCTTCCTCAAGCGCCGCGCGGAAGCTCTGCACGATCTTGGCATCGTACGCCGTCAGCCCCGCGAGCGACACGTCGCTCTTCAGGGCGACGGCGACCTGCCGCGGTCCGATGCCGCGCGCGAGTTCCGCCGCGATCGTCTCGCGCAGCCCGGCGCGGGTATCCTCAAGCACCCGCCGAAACGCATCGTCTTCCCAGCGGCGCACGGCTTGGATCAGCGTCGGCGAGAAGACCGGCGCTTCGACCGTCAGCCGGAGCGTCGCCGACAGATCGCGGGCGCGGGTGCGCACGAGCCGCAACATGGTTTCGGCGAACGTCGACCGGAGCGCCGCCGTCGCTGACGTCACCGCCGCCGTCCCGAAGATCAGGTCGACCACGGCCGCCACGTCGCCGGCTTCGAGCCGCGCAATGAGCCCCGGGAGCTGGTCCGGTCTGAGGCTGTTGAGGAACCGCAGGAACGCCGCACGGAGCGTTGGTTCGAGCTGCGCGGCGAGTTCCTGCAGGCGGACCTGGTCGCGTTCGGCAGGGGTCATGTTTCCTGCGCGCTACGGCTTCGGAATCTGCCCCAGCAAGTGCGCGATGAACTCGCCCGTGAGCGCCCGTGCGTCGTCGCGCTCGACCCCTTCGTCCCGGAGCGCCCGATAGAACACCGCGACCGGATGCGCCATCTCGCGCGCCAGGCCGCCGAGGGTTTCGACTGCGTGCGTCCGTTGGACGTCTTCGGGGCGGTGCATAGGGACATACTAGGCCGCCGGGTCCAGATTGTCACCGGGGTCGGCGCCGCCTTCCCCTGCAAGCTGCCGGGCGGCCTCGTCCTCGGCCTCCCGATCCGCCGCCCCAGCCGCCGCCAGATCCGCCGCGTAGTCGGCGTAATTGAACGACTCCGGCACCTTGCCCGTCCGCAGGAACGCTAGCCAGGTATCGACGTCGAGCTTGTCGGCGATCACCGCCTGCCACAGCACGCCCGCCATCTGCGGGTCGACCTCGGGGGCGGCGTAGGCCGCGTGCATCTCGACCGACGGGGCAGGGCAGTCGCGGTAGAGGCCGTGGAACATGAGCGCCTGTTCCAGCGCATCCTGCACGCCGCGCGAAATCGTGGCGTGCGTGGCGTTCTCGGCCGCCAGATCCAGCCCGCGCCCCTTGGCGGTCTCCGTCCCGCCGCTCTGCCGATCCTTGGCAAGGAACGACATTCCGAGGGCGGCGATCTGCCGGACGATCTCGTCCCGCTCTTCCTTCGACGCGGCCAGCGCATCCGGCGACGCCGCGGCATACCCGATCTTCGCGTCGGCGTTGCGGCTGCGGATCAGGCTGTTCGGGCCGACGCGGATCGGCTTCTCTTGGCCGGTCTCGTCGCGCTCGGCATCCACGCCGAACAGGTACAGCGTCGGCGAGTGCGTGTGCTTGATGAGGTACCGGCGATCCGTGGTGATCTGGTGATGGTCGAGGTTGAGCTCGGCAATCGCCAGCGAGGCCGGTTCACTCACGAACGGCGCCGCCGGCCGCTTCGGGTACGCGAGGGCGAGCGGGATGGCGGGCAGCTCACGGCGGCCGGCGCCGAGCATCGCGCCCTCGTTGACCAGCCGGAAGTGCTCGGCCGCCCCGTCGAGCGCGGGCACGTGCTCCCACACGCGGAAGCGGACGCCCTGATCTGTCAGCATGAGCACGCGGTACCGATCCCGCGCCACGACGCCGAACTCCCCCGCGCGCACGTTGGTCACCTCGGCGATCACGACCTGCCGCACGATCTGCTGCGTGCTGAGGCGCGCAACATCCTCGTCCCGAAGCGCCCCGCTCGCGTAATCCGCCATGATCCGGCTCCAATCCGGCGACTCGGTCACCCAGGACACGAGCTGTTCCGCCGTCACGAGCACCCAATACGGCCGGAGCCCCATGCGCTGCTCGTTCTCCAGCGTGAGACGGATGCCCTCGGGGACCGGCGGCGCGTCCACCAGAATCCCCGCCAGCCCGCCGACGATGGCCTCCTGCGTGAGATCGCGCGCGAACACGTCGAAGTGCGTCCCGCGCCGATCGATGTCCTCGGCATCGGCGACGATGCGCGCGTCGGTGCCATCGGCAAGCGTCGGCGGCGTCCCGACCACCATGCCGACGACGGCTTCGACGGTGCGGGCGGTGTAGCGCGTGACCTGCGCGATCTTGGCCCGCAGCCGATAGAACGCGGGCTCTTCGGCGGGCCACTTGGGCAGCGCCTCGGTGCCGAGCGCACGGACAGCGCGCGTGCCGCTCATCATCGCGCGCGACAGCCGCCGCGCGGGCTGCAAGTCGACGTATTCCGGCCGCTTGAAGTCGGGACGGGCCGCGGCTGGCGCGTTGCCGGGGATCACT